GATTCCACCATCAGCATAGGCTGGAACGGCAGGCGCCATAGGTGCTTGTTGAGCATCTAGTTGGTCAAGTGCTAGATTAAATGCAGCAAAGAAGGCAGGGTCAAACTGCTCTGGAAGCAGGTCTTCCGGCACGCCTTCTGCAAGAAGTTCCATACGGTCTTCTGCGTAATCCTCAGGGGCAGCAAGAATGCCATCTACCATTTCTTGTAATGCGTCAATAACTTCTGGGGATAAGTTCATGGCCGCTAGTTCACGGATAAACTCGTCTGCCGCTGCAGGGTCTACTTCCGCAATGCCGCCTAAGATGTCTTTATTGAATTCGCGAGGATTGTTCTTTGCGTAGCTTTCAATAACCGGACTGAATTGAGACGGGTCAATTTGACCGCCTGCCTCTTGTGGTTGCCCTTCGGGCAATGCCATAATACCCTGCATTTCTTCTGCCATTTTTAACCTTTCCCAAATACATAAATGGCCTCACAGGGCCGCACCTCGGTAAGGGAGGCGAAGATGTTGTAATTATGAGCTATTTTACTAGTTCCTGTCTACAAGTAATGCAGAAACAGAGACATTTAATCCAGTAGCTGAGGATGTAATTTTTAATATGTCAGTGGCCTCTAGTATCAAAGGTCCGGCCACCTTGCCCGAAAGTAAATCAATATACGAATTAGCAGCTACCGCCATTGCAGGAGCCACGGTCACCGTACCTGTCCCTAAAGGAGAAAAAGCAGCAGTCACATTGATAGATCCACCGGTTGTATTAGCCACAATAATGGACCGTACAATAGCCGCAGTAGCATCTGGAACCGTAAGAATATTATCGGTAGTTGCCCCACTAAATTCTTTGTAGTAACGTTTATATAGGTTTGCCATTATCTTCCATAAAACCAGGCCATAGCCTCGGCTTTATCCTCAGTTACGTTAGGTGTGTAATTACTGTTAAGCTGCAATATTATCTGCTCTACGGACCTAATCAATTGGTCAATCTGAGGAGGACTATATTCCACCGTAGCCGCGTTAGGCAAACGAACGTTATTAATCTTACTCATCGTAGACCATCCGGTTCAATATCCACGCGCAGCGTACCGAAGCGCCAATTACTATTTACTTCATCCGTTTCAATACTTACTGAAATCTGCCTGCCACGAGCCCTTGTGTCTACCTTCTCCGTATTAGGATTAATAATATAAGGGTCAAGAGAACTTACCGTAGCCGTGTCTGAAGGGAAGGCGCGAAGTAAAAGATGCACGGTCATATTGCCTACGAAATTCCTAAAGTCAGGGATAAATCGTTTCATAAACATGATTTGATCACCGTCGCCAATGTCAAAATAGCCTGATTTCAAATACGCGGTAATAGGCTGGTCTACTGCATTTACTCCTGTTTCTTGGAAATACACAAGAGAACGCCCAGCGGTAAGGCCTCCAACAGTAGGACCTACTGGAGTAGCGGTACTATTGACAAGGTATTCGGCAGCTATTGGCCTGTCGTAACTCCCAATGTCTTTCCAGGCAGTACGTGCCATTGTACCTATAGACCATACGCCTTCAATGTAGTCATAGGTAACATATCTATTAATGTATTCTGAATCAGCCGTGCAATACCACCAGGTCACTTCGTTATATTCTGAGTTAACGCCAATGTGTACTTTGGTGTTTTGAACCTTGTTAAAGTCTTTAAACACATAGTCCTGAACAGTACAAGGTATCTTTTTAACAGTACCATCAAAGACGTAGAACGCACCAAGGCTCATCCACATAGCAACGCCGTTAACGTCAGCTACGGCATGTGGCCCCACCAGTCCGCAGTTAGTGCCTAGTTGAGAGAAACCAAAAGTGTATGGAGGACCTACATATTGCATACCATGCAAGGAGGTATCGGTAAATATAAGAATCTGACCACGTGATCGAATAGCTGACACGATGTGACTACCGTCCGTGAGCCGTTGTCCGCCGGCCGTGTTAGTTGCAGTAGGCTCAAAGTTTGAAATATCCTCTTGGTCTGAGAAACGAACATACATAGGGTCTTGAGAGGAGGAAGTGCCAATGACATCTTCGGTACCAAGGCAAACAAGGTGCCTATCTGGAGTAGATACTAGAGCAAATGTACTGGTTGTAGGGGCACCGGCAATTTGTACAGCAGGAGTGTTTGCTCCTACACTGGTGTCCCATAAATACGTTCCGCCATTTACTAGTTGGCAAATGACATCTTCGCCATAACTATCTAACTGCCATACCCTAGAATCTAAAGAACTCCCGGTAACAGCAGCTGGGTCGCGAGGCGTGCCCCATGTAGAAAGGCCCCATGTACCTGTTCCCCAGCCAAAGTCAAAGTAGCTGACATCAGAACCAATGCTTATTTGATAGTCTATGTCGGCAGTACCTGCAAGGCTCGCGGTGCTTGTTGCATTGACCGAGGCAATAATAGTGTATTGAGTTCCGGTGAGTACTTGTTGTACTTCATATTCTCCGTCTAAGGTGGCATTTGGTATGCCACCCGGATTACCTGTTACACCCGAAATAATTACAAAATCACCGGCCTGTACGTTTGTGGTAAGGTCATTGACTCCTACCACATTACTGTCAACTGTCGTACTAAAAGTGGCCGTGGTGGTAGTTTCACGAATAGGGGTAATGTCTTCCCACTGCGATCCAATTCCGACGTATAACTTTCTAGTAGTGCCTACCATGATATAGGGAACACCATCTAAAGCGTTCCAGGTAAACACCTCACTAATCATACCTATTAGGTATTGAGCATCAAGGTTAAAATATTGCCAGCCGCCTATCTTTTCCGGTAAACCATCTTGAAACCTTACATAATCGCTGTCCACCCAACCGCCTTCAGCACCGTATTCGGTGTTTTGCTTGTCAATACCAGGTTTTAGTAATAGTTTCAAAAGAGCCATTTTATTCTTTCCTAAACAATGCTGCTTCGTCTTTGCGGCGATTATCTAATCCTTTAAGGACCTTTCCGCCGGCTTTATTATACTTGAGAAGACTTTGCATAGCCATGATTTTATCCCCGCGCAAAAGCGCTTGACGGAGGGTTGAGCGCTGAAATGTACCAAGACCAAGATTAAAGCAGAAGCTAAGAATAGCATCGTATTCATTCTGTGAAAGTCGTATAGGTAGGTAACGTTCAAGCCCTCTTTCAAATCGGGCGACATCCTTAACCAATAGTTTGTCAACTTCTTCCTCGCTCCATCTGCGGTTGTCTTCTGGTTTAACTGGCCATGCCTTGCGCCTAGCCATGCCTTCTATGCTAGACGGTATCTTTGCTTGTTCTGGATACAGCACACTCCCAACGCCTATCGTCCAAAGATTAGCAGGGCATTGGTACGGTTTGTACCTAACGCCCTCGTGGTGCTTCAGCATTTTTATTAGTTCTTTACTTGCCTTCACGGTGTTTTTCCCATTGACGAGAACCAAAGTAAAAGCCGATTATGCTACTTACAATTGCCATTTCATCATCAGAAAATACTAAGCCCATTGCCGTCGTAAACTCAACACCAGTATATATCGCCCAGCCTAAGCCAACAAGGTCTACTAACACAAGCAATCCAACAAATGTGAACGCTATTATAGGACGAACCTTTGCATTTAAGTCTACGGTAGCTTGAGAAGCTTTGTCCATCATTTTCATGTCATGAGTATATAAAGCCTCGCGCTCCTGCGCGTAAGTCTGAACTTCAATTTCTTCTAGCTTAATGGCTTCAATCTTTTCCTGTGATGCAAAGCCAGCAGCAGCCATAGCCGCTTCACGTTCTGTCTGCAAACGAGCCATAGCCACCTCATGCTTCTGGTCGCCCTTTTGTTGAAAGAAACCTAAGATGCTAGGTAGGGCAGAAGAGCCTATGCCTAATAGTCCTGATATGATAGATAACATAATTAATTCCCCAGTGGATTTGACGTTGCCCGTTTAAGAGCTTTAAGTTGTGATTCGATACCTTCGCGTGTGGCTTTCATTTCTTCTCGGACACCCATCAAGGACGCCGCGGTTTCACGCACATTGCCGTTAGTGATGGCCTTAGCCTCGTTGGCTGTACCGATAGCGTTTGACACCTTCTCTTGCATTGATACAAGCTGATTAGATGTGGTCACCATACTGTCTTTAACCGTATTTACGGATTGTTGTTGTGCGGCTAATTGCACTTTTAATGCATTTACCTCCGCTTTCAATTCAGCGTCATCGTAGGGCTTCGCAGCCTCAATTGCCTCAGTCGCCGCTATAACTCGGTTGTAGGTCGTTATGCCTACGTAGATTGTCCCACCGATCGGCGCTAATACTCCAAAAAGAACTACTAATAGCGTTTTCGCTGAGTAGTTCGAGTAAGATTCCTTGATTTCTTCCAAGCTCATATGGTAACTCCTGCTGGTATGCCAGTGCGTCGTTCAATTGAATCTCCTGAACTTGCATTGGCTTGTTTAAAATCTCTAGGCTCATCACTAGCCCGAATCCCGGTACTAGTGTTTTGCCCTTTGGTACTTGTGGCTGCGATGTACTCGGCGTAGTCCCGCTCGATGTGGTCGGCGATTGTTGGGTGGACTGTGTACTTGTGCTTCCTGACGAGGCTGGAGTTTCCGATGTGGTCTCCGCAGTGCTTGCAGGGGAAGCTGGTGTGCTTAACATCTCTGTTGCCGATGTCTCTGGTTGCTGCTGCACCGTTTCCTGCATCGCTGGTGCTATTGGACTGACTGGATTCAACGGACTGCTCATGTTTGTTGGATTGGTCGGACTCTTGGTGCAGGTATCCTGAGTTACCATCCAGCTGCTCCACACAGGCTCGCTGTAAGGTGTCGCACAACTCGACATCCTGTTTTCCGTTACTGCTCCAATGTAATCTTCCTGACATGCTAACGTCCTAACCTGCGTTGATACCGAACATGTTGCAGGGTCGGGTGTACATGAATTTGACACCGTTGTCCACAGCCCTTCCGTAGGCTGCCCATATGGATCTGGACAAGTATTTGTCTTGGTTTGCTGTATTGAGCCAGAGAAGTTTTGTGGGCATGTTAAGCTTTGACTTTCAACAGTTGTTTGACACGTTGGAGGAGCTGCTTGGCAAGACCTTGCAATTTCAAACCAGCCGGAGTCGACTGGGGCGCCGTAGGGGTCTGGGCAGTTTTGTTCCCTTTTAAACGTGACCGAGCCGATTTGGTTATTCCCGCAGGCCTGCCTCTCTTCCGTAATGGCGTTGTAGGTGCAGCTTGCTTGGTTTGGCGTACAGTTGTTAGAAGTAGTGACCCAATCTGTAAAAGACTGGCTTTGACATTGGTAAGTGCGGCTTTGATTGACTGAACCACTGTGATTAGGCTCGCACGCAAGAGATTGATATTCAACCCTGTCAGAACAAGCTGGGGTAGGCGGAGTAGGAGGTTGACCGCACTCCGGTATGCCTGGGTAATACTGGCATGCAAGTTGTTGACAGGCTTGAATAGTCGTTCCTGAACCAACGAAGAGACTCGAATATACTGGGCCATAATTAGCCCATTGACTTGCTGCACAATACGCGTAAACATAGCTACTCCTTATGAGAATCAGGAAGAGGAGTGATAAGAACGAAGTCTTTACCATAAATTTCCTCAAACCAATTAGGGTGTAAGTCATACCAAGCCTTCCTTGCTGCATCACCAATAGCACCGCCTATAGGACATGGCGAACCGCTCATTTCCATTGCAACCCAGTTTTCATGCGTGGCCGCACAAGCCAAAGACACTGCCGCAACTTTCAGGCCGCTGTCACTTAGGAACTTGGCCCAGCGTAATCGTACGCAGTTGTTGTCGGTGATCATTGTACCACCTGCTACAGAAAATACGCCCCCGTTAACAGCACCGCTGACACCAATACCGCAAACATCTTGACTGAAAGCCGACATTGAAGGAGCCATAGCAGAGGGGACAGGTTGACCTTTATAATTAATTGTCGTTTCATCCGCATACGATACTCCTACGGCTAAAAACCCACCGAGTAAAAGACCTATTAATAAATATGTAAGCGTTTTCATACATCATCCCTAGGGTATCCTGGGAACGGATCCCAGCTTTCAGTTTCTTCATTCCACAAGTACGGGTACTTATTATCAGGTGGATCAATAGGCGGGACGTACGAAATCTTTTCTTCGTTCCATACCCAGCCCTTAATGACTATACCGTTAAAGGCTGCTTCACGTTGTATTGCGCGTGCTGCTGCAATCTCTTGTTCTGTAGGTTGTATTTCTTCTATGTTATCTTCCATCTTACCATCCCCAAGCTACAAATGAATACCTAGTGCCTTTAGTAACCGTCGTTACTGAATGTGGATACATAAAGTTTGAGGGGAATATAACAATGTCCCCCGCACTAAGATTTAATTTTTTATCGTCAAACATTAAAAAGTCGCCGCCTTCAAAGTCATCGTTAAGTAACCCAAGCACTGTTAATATCGGTACGCCTTTTCTTTCACCATCAAACAACGTATGTATGTGGTCATTGTGCATTTTCATGTTTGTGCCGACTTTGTATCGGTTAAATCTTATTGTGGAAACTTCTTGTAACCCAAAAGGCAAAGGGACAACATTTTTTAAGTAGTCACTAACGCAGGCTTTTATTTTGTTATTTATATAATCCCCATGGTTTTCTTGATTGGAAACTTCAAGGTCGTCTTCGTATGTTGTTAATTCTTGTGTTATAGGATTGCTATACGCATGTTTATCCCATTGAGATTCGTTAGAATCATTTATAATTTGTTTGCTTATTGCTAGTTCAATTACATTGTAAATAGCAACATAATCTTGTAGGTTCATTTTCATTAGTGTAAATACAAGGCGGTTGCGGACTTCTCATCGCCAATGTAGCCTCGAATAAATGTGTTAAACGCTATACTAATTCTAGTTTCATCGCTGGT